AAACAAATCATAAGCCTAATGGAAAAAGACGTGTTGGGCGACGCTTCCCTTGACCATTTACGGTCTCAGTTCGAGGAGACAATTCTCCCGATGTGTACAAACCTCAAGTTGGACGACCTTTTAGAGATGGCACCGTCTGACGTAAAACATATATGGGGAAAATTTCGGGAGATAAATGAAGCTTTTTTCGAAATGGCCCGAGACGCGGGTCTGCTAAACCTCGTGTCGGGCATCAAGGAAGCGATTATAGCGGACTTTTCAAAGTTAGCTGTGAGCTCATCGAAGCAGGGCACACCAACGTCTTAAATTATGGGTATTCGTTCTTTGTCGATGCCTTAAACGAGCATAAGAAGCTCGACTTCTACAGGCAGAAACAGACGGCTATTGCTTTTAGATACGCCAGATTTGCTGACAAAAGGGAATGGCGGAAATACCTAAAAAGAAGAGGGTGAGTCCATGCCGGCGAGCGAAACCTTAGAAATAGTAATTAAGGCTCGTGATGAGGCCAGAAGGAACCTGGGCCGACTCGAGAAATCAATAAATAAACTTGACAAGACAACGAAGCGCACGTCTCGTTCGCTCGCGTTAATGAGAGGTACGCTTCGAACCATTCACAGTACAGTGTTTAGTTTGAAGGGAGCGTTCGCTGCACTTGGAATTGGTCTTGTAGTTCGAAGTTTTATTCAAGCCGCGGATACAGCCGAGCAATACCGTACCAGGTTGAACGTTTTACTTGGTAGCGTTAAAGAAGGTAATCGGCTGTTCGAAAATATGGCTGAGTTCGCTTCCACCGTATCCTTCGAGTTTGAGGAGATACAGGGAGCAGCTACGAACTTGGCCGGTGTCATGAGGGGCGGCACCGATGAGATTACAAAATTCATGCCTTTGATTGCAGACTTGGCGGCAGCGACCGGTATGTCTATCCAAGATACAACCTCCCAAGTAATCCGTATGTATTCAGCAGGTGCGGCAGCCGCCGATATGTTCCGGGAAAAAGGCGTATTGGCCATGTTAGGTTTTCAAGCCGGTGTTAGTGTGTCGGCGGAAGAGACCCGGAGACGATTGATGGAGGCATGGGAAGACCCTGCGTCACAGTTTAGAGGTGCTGCCACGGCACTTGCCAACACCTGGTCTGGTATGCTGTCAATGATGTCGGATGCCTGGTTCCAGTTTCGTAACTTGGTTATGGAAGGCGGTGTCTTCGACTTTATCAAAGCAGCTCTTGCCGAATTCCTTGAGTTTATAAAGCAGCTAAAAGAAGAAGGACGCCTACAAGAGTGGGCTCAAGAAATGGCCATCTTTGTCCTCGAAGCCATCTCGAAAATGGCTCAAGGCGTGGGAATCCTGATCGATGCCTGGTGGGGGTTGCGAATGTTATGGGACGTCATTAAAATCGCCTTCGGTCACTTCGCGCTCTTTGTTAATAAAGGGATTCTCCTTATGGGTGAAGCTCTACTATGGGTGTCAGAACAATTCAACGAATTTATTCAGAACCTGGGGAACATGGGTCAAGTTTTAAAGTTCGTTCCCGGATTTCGAATGATTGGACAAGCGATGGTGTTGGCTTCCGACAGTGCGAAGGATATGACCAAGTCGTGGGAAGAAAGTACCAAACAGGCTGCGTTCGCTGTTAAGTTTTGGAATGAGATCGTTGAGGAATCGTCAAAAGAGCTTGATGTTTTAGCAGGCCAGGAGTCTGCTTATAAGAGGGTAAACGCCATACTTGACCGGATTACCAAACGTGCGGCTGAGTTCAGGCAGGCTGCGATAGATGCAGCGGACGCACCGGCTCGTGTTAAACCCGACTTGATACCTGAAGCAGCCCTGGAGGCTCAGTTAAGGAGTGCAGTTACACGGGGTGCACAAATCGCTCAAACCGCATTACAGCAACTCGAAATAACATACGATCAGGGCGTCGTAAAGTTCCAGGAATACTGGGATAAGCGCGAACAGATAACTAACGAGCGATTTCAAAAAGAGATCGATGTGCTTAACCAGTTAGCCGACCGTGAAACGGATCCGACGAAAAAGTTAAAGGCGTTAGATCTGGCGTTTGCGAAGGAAGAAGAATTTTTTAGAGCAACGGAAGCGTTGGCTCAAGAACGGTTAACAGCAGAGGCCGAATCCGAAAGACAAATCCTGGAAACTAAACAACTTTTTTCCGAGCAAAAACTTCGTCTTGCTGAAACGGAAGCAGAGCGTACGGCGTTAATGAGGGAGCAGGAGCTGATCGATTTAGAACTACGGCAAGAACAAGAAATGCAGATGCTCATAGATTTTCATGCTTCACAGGAAGAACAAACCGAGCTTCACCGGCTTCACGAATTGGAGAGGGACAAAGTAACGAACGATCAGCGAGTTGAGGCTTCCGCACTCTCTAACCAACAGATAAATGATTCCCTTGGAACGTTAGAAGGGGCGTTCAGCGATTTATACCAAGTTGCAGGGCAAGAGTCGAAGGAATTTTTTGTAGGCCAGAAGGCTCTGGCGATTGCACAAACCACGATTTCGGCGGTGGCGGCAGCACAAAAAGCATTTGAGGGTGTTGCCGGTTTAGGGCCGGTTGGACTGGCGTTAGCAACAGTACAAGCTGCAATCGCGTTGGCATCCGGTATGGCTCGGGTTGCTTTGATTCGTTCTCAAACGTTGGCACTTGGTGGCAAAGTTAAAGGGTATTCACCCACGTCAAAGTCAGACAATATACCGATCCAAGCTACCGCCGGCGAATTTATGCAGCCCGTTAGAAGCGTGAGGCACTACGGGATGGGGGTGATGGAGGCTATTAGAAGAAGAGCCATCCCGAAAGAAATTTTGCAGGATTTCGCGCTTCCATCAATTCGTCCAAATCATAAGGTGGCGTTTCAATCAGGAGGCGCCGTGGCTGCCGGTGCAACCACGAGCGGTGCCGGAAGCGCACGAGAAGAACAACCCATAAATATCAACAATATTATTGATCCTCAAATGATGGATCAGTACGTTGCGACAAAACCGGGACAGCGGAACGTAATGAATGTCCTGAGTCAGAACCAGTTTCAACTTAGACAAATCGTTTTAGGAGAGCAATAAAATGGGTATCGAAGACCAGTCATACACAAGCGGCATAGTAAATAATATGTACGGTCCATCCGGATTGCTCCAAACCCTGTATAATTGGATAAAGGGAACGGAGGTGGCCGGTGAAGCGTTGGCAGGGTCTGGCGTTAGTTGGGCCGGCACCCTTGCGAATTCGCCTGTAGGATACGGCCGTTTAATTGTTGACTATGTGATTTCAACAGTAGCATATCAAGCAACCGATGACGGTGCAGGAAACATCGTTGGTACAAACGTTTCCGCCGGCTCAATCGACTACGCGACTGGAGCGTACAGCATTACGTTTACTTTGACTCCCGATGCACCTCCCACGGCTGATTACCTATATGGGGTTCCGGGGCGAGACTGGCGAGTCCTTATGTATGAAAATAGTAAAGATAAGGAGGCCGGCGAACCTTTCGGTAGTGATTGCAAACAAATGGTTTTACAAAACACTGGCAATAGCGGTTTAGAAAATGTAATGATAGGTTTTCGCGAATGGTTTTACACGCCTTCAAACCGCCACGGATGGGACTTAAACGGTTATTTTAACTGGACGCCCGGACAATACTGGAACGCGAACTACGTTGAACATGGTTACAATAGCTACGACCTCACCCACGACAGTTGGGACCAACACCCGCAAATACCGTTAATAGACGACACCATGTACTATTGGTTTTACGCGAATCGTCAAAGGTTAATGGTTGTAGTAAAAGTGCAAAGTAATTACGAGTCAATTTATTTACGATTCGGTTTTCGTTATGGATTGCCTTCCGAATATCCATACCCACTTGTGATAAACGGTTGTTCAGTTGACCAACAAAGGTTCGACGAAGTTACCGCCACTAACCGTGTATACATTCCTTATAGCTACTATAACGATAACGGTTACGGCTTTTGGGTAGTAGACCCGTCGAACGCATGGCGTATAGCGGACGGCGGTGCCAGTCAATATACTGTTCGTGGTTGCTACTTAGAACCGCGACAAAGTTATACTGATACCGGCGATACAATGGGTAAAACGCCTATAGAAAAATTAAGTCATTTGCAAAATGTCTATGTTATATATCCAGAAGGGAAATCCTGTTTAATGCAGTTAGACGGTTGCCTACACTTGGCAAGTACGGGAGTACAAAGCGAAGATACCTTACATATGGGCGGCATTAGACATAGGGTTTTTCAAAATATAGAAAACACGAATTACCATAACTTCATGGCGCTTGAAGAGATAGCCGGGACCACGACAACCACTACAACCACGACAACCACTACAACCACAACCGTTTAAGGAGTGTAGCTAATGTCAGTACCTATTTTAGCTTATCAAAAAATCGTAAACGTGAACGGTGCTCAGGATTTACTAAGTAACCTCCGAACGTTTGCAATAGCACAAGGATGGACAAGTGAAGAATATTTGACCGGACGCTACTGGGTCAATGGCGTAGGTTATACTACAGGCGGTTCGGACTATATAGACTTCTTACAATTATTTTCTAATGGCTACGGGAACCAACAACTACGCTACCGTTTCGAAGGCTATTCAGATCAAGGTAGTGAACCGACTGTATCATGGTTTAATACTTGTCCTACAATACCCGGCAACCCCACGTATACCGTGGCTTCGGCTACACGCGGAATATTTCAAAATCAATGGCAAGATGGAAGGTGGTATGATTGGAATATGCCTAACAGTGTTTTCCCCGCCGCGTGGTTTTTCGGATTAGGAAAACGTTTTCTATTATGGTTCGCACAAATTACTTCTGAATGGATAATTTGCGGTGGGATAGGTACGATTGAATTACTACCCGAATTTCAAAGCCGCGTAGATGATTGGCAAATGTATTTTGCCGGTTGCTATAGTGCTACCTTTCCTACTTCGTATTGGTACAACATAGACGGGTACGCCAGTAGATGGAATCAAATATCACAACCCGCGACCAATACAGCCGGTTGGAAACAAATGTATTCCCCGGCTGCTCAATATAGTAGATCGGTATGGACCGACAGAGTAAGGTCTAACTTATATATGGACGGGACGCCGAATTTAGGCGGCTATTTTGGAAGACTTCATAATGTAGTTAGGTATAATTCCTTTACTAACAAGCACGTAGGAATAATGCCTACGTGGTTCTATAGGGATTTTGATTCGGGACAATGGCACGTAATCGGAACTTACCCTGCCATAATAATAAACAATACCGGGTTTGGTTTTGGCGAAACATTACTATTCGGGACCGACGAATATTTAGTATTTCCATCTACAAGATTACAGGACGACCAAGCAATCGCATTTAGGATTAGTTAACATGGCTTTTAAGGCAATCAATTTAGTTACAGAAGTAACGCAAGGTGAAATAGGTATTTCAATTCCTTATCATATCGAAAAGGAAAGCCGAATATTTCCTATAGGCGAATTACTTATACACCCTGCAACGCCACGGTATCTACAGGTTGCCGAAGCCCTTGACCGTGATATAATAATGGCGGGGCTAAAGAATTTCGGGTGGATTGGTTTTGACTACATACTTGAGTTACTAATGAATAGAATATGGGTAGACCCGTTGAGATACGCGGCAGGGTTCATCACGGAAGAGCAAACTTTTGAAGTGGAAATATGGAACGCGTATCTTGAGAGGTCGGTCGATTGGACCGCAGTTGACGTTATTAGCCAGGACGGGACAAGTTTCGATTATCCTGCATTGACTTTTACGCTACCGAAAACAGCTGACATTGTACGGACCATGACGATATTTAAAGATGGTCCACCCCTTCAAGACACGTATTATAGGTTGACCATTGATGGGATCGAATTCGAAATTTATATCAATGGTATCCGCGTTGTTCCTCTCGAATATGAATTGAATTGGTTAAGGGGCGTGAGAAGTACGTATGCTTTTGAAACCGTTATGTACCAAACCCAGTTCTTCCACGAACAGCGAAGGGCGATGATAGACAAATGCCGCCGCGGTGCCGGTTTTGAACTAAACCTGCACAACATCGATTCTCATAGATTTTTTAATGCGATTAGTTATGCCCACGATAAAGTAATCGGGATTCCTATATTCAGTGAGCAAATGTATCCGACCGCTTTAACTTTGGGGAGTACGGCTATACCGATATCTAACAGCAACGAATTTTTGTGGAACTTCCAGAACCGGACAACGTTCGTAATTATCGTTGACCACGAGACGTTGGCAACGGAGATAAAAGAAATACTGAACTTTACCGACTTTAATATTAATCTCAAAGCGATAATAACCGAAACGTTCAACTTAAACACAACCGTTGTTTACCCGTGTTTGTTCTGTACGATTAGGGCTGTTCGATTTGGAGAAGAAACCGATGGAGTGAGTTTGGCAAAATTACAATTCGAGGAATTTCAAAGTGGCTAACGATTTTGATGACATCGATTATCCGAACATTCCAATTTTCCCTATGTTCCCAAACTGGGCGGTGGTGCCGAGTAGCGACATTGTGTTAGCTCGGACAATCCTGGAGTATCGCGGGTCTGCACAACGGTTGATTCCTTTTACTGGGGATGTCCCTATATCATACAACGCTAAATACACGGCGTATAATAAGGAAGAAGAATACGGGGCGATCGATTTTTGGAATGAGCGGAAAGGAAAGAAAGAGCGATTTTGGACATACCATCCAAGGCTCGCCTTCGAAATAAAATACGACATTGGAGCCGGAGCTACGTCATTGGCGTGTTATCACAACTATGCAGAGAGTCAATACCAGGGTTACGAGAGAATTTATATACTAATGAACAACGGCGATATTCTAACAAAGCACGTAACCAACGTTACTTACGACGAATTGCAAGACGAATTGGTCGTAGAGCTGGCAACCCAGTTAGATCGGGACGTAACCCTCACTAACCATTACCGTATTGGACGATTCTTACTGTCTCGCTTCGATGAAGATGAAATGACGTTAACCCATTTAACCGATGGCGCGACCGAGTTCAATGCCCGATTCTACGAACTTGTAAAAGAGTACGATGAAATATGACCTACGATACTGAAATAGCGGAAAGCCAACAAGAGCCGTTTCCGGAATTCTACGAATTCGAGCAGGGTGGAAACTACGAGCGGTACACCTCTTTCAATGAGTCGTTAGTGTTTCGCGGCGTCACTTACGAAGCAGCACCGATTCGCCGGGGTTCGTTTTCTTACGATACTCAATTCGGTAGCGTGACCCTTTCGCTTACGGCTCCCATCAGTCCGTTATTCGCGGCGTATATAGGGAACCTTCCTATAGAGCCGGTCAATGTCATCATTTACAGAGCCATTCGTTCTGATCTAACGGATTACATTATTTTGTTCACTGGTACGGTCAAATCGGTTACCGTTAAAGACAGGACTGCTACGGCAAAGTTGGAAGCCAATAGCGGATGGCTATTTTCGAAAATTCCGAACATAATTTATCAGGCTTTTTGTAACCACGATGTTTTCGACAGTGGTTGTAACCTGCTTGAAGGCACCTGGGAAGTGATCACAACGATCACCGCCATAAGCGGTTACAATATTGAAAGTGCAGCGTTCGGCGGTTTTGCAGACGGCTATTTCACCGGAGGCAACGTTCGATTGAATACCGACTTCCGGTTGATTACGAATCATGTTGGAGACGTGTTAAGTCTACAGTTGCCGTTCGATGCAAGATTAGAGGTGGGGGGTAGCGTCGTAGTCTTACCCGGTTGCGACGGGAACCCGGATACCTGCGTGAACAAGTATGACAATTTAGACAGGTTTTTAGGAATGCCTTATATACCAAGTAATAACCCTGCTGTATGGGGTTTTAGATAATGGAATCCTATTTTAAAAACGATACGATTTGGGAGAACTTTCTTGCAATCGTTAAAACCTGGGAAGGTACGCCATATCGTCATTTAGCGATGGTGAAAGGCGGTGGCGCTGACTGTGCCTTATTCATCGGGGCGTGTTGGGTGGAAGCCGGTATTTTAAGCGAAGTTAAATACGAATACTATTCTCGTGATTGGCACATCCATACAAAAGACGAGTTGGTGGTCGATGGTTTATACACTCATTTTTTGGAGCATACCAATCCGGGATTTGACATATTAAAACTTTCGACAGACGAAGAAAAGCATCGTGGTGACATGTTGGTGTTTGCTACGACAGGAACTGGCGTTGGCAACCACGCGTCAATATATTTACAAGGCGGAATGATGGTTCATTCAATTCCTAATCGCGGAGTAAGTCATTTTCCATTCAAAGGATTCTTCGAACGGAAATATAAAGGCTTATTTAGAATAATAAAAGGGTAAACAAATGGTTGTAGGAGCGATACTTATAGCAGCCGTAATTGTAGGCGGTTTAATACTCGCAACCCTGCTGAGTAAAGGGCCGGAAACCAGTGACATGTCACCGGCTACATTAGACTCGTTTCAAGTTACGCAAGCGAAGGAAGGTTCAGTCATCCCATTAGTCTTCGGGGAAGTTAGACTCAATACCAATTTGTTGTGGTATGGAAACCTCCGTTCGGAAGAAGTGAAAGAAGAAGTCGGCGGTAAAGGCGGTGGCGGTGACGACGTTACCGTAGGCTTCAATTATTACATGGACCTTTGGCACGCTATTTGTGAAGGTCCGGGCGTTACCCTCGAAGGGCTCTACATTCAGAACGATCCGAAGGACCTCGGTGATCTGGGAACGTACTTTTTCAACGATGGCGACGATGCGTATTTTCCAACCGAACCTGGTCCGTTTGCTTCACCACTTCGCGGAGTTGCTCATTTGTTCCAGGACAATTATTTCTTAGGCTTGAATGCAACGAACGTTCCTACTATTCATCTTGTCGTTAAACGCGTGTCAAGTGCACCCATAACAAGTCCGAATTTAGCGAACGGCGTTAACCCTGCGGCCATTATTTACGACCTATTTGCGAAAGCCGGAGCTCTCGGTTCCGATTATGACGTGGCTTCTTTTAATGAGGCTTCAACGTACTGGGCGGGTAAAGGTTACGGCTTAAACATTTCGTTTAGCAAACAAGAAGAACTCCGGAGCACGATCAACAAAATTTTTACGTATGTTGATGGAGCCGTAAGCTTCACCGAAGAAAACAAGATCTACTTAAAAGCCTTTAGAGACACGGATGTACCGGTAGCAACAATTGAAACAGACAAGTTCCGCGATTTCCAATTCACCAGAAGGTCGTGGGAGGACGTGTTTTCCGACTTCCGAGCGAATTACATCGACAAGGAAAAGGATTACACAGAGCGAACTGTCCGGGTCCGGAATACCGCAGTTGGCCGGTTGATCGGTTATAACAAACAGAAGACGATCGACTTAACTGCGTTCAACTCACTAACTACAGCGAGTGATCGCACCTGGGAATTGATGAAAAAGCTTTCGTATCCGGAAGCGCAAATTACCTGCAAATTAGGAATTGAATATGCCGATATAAAGGTTGGCTCTATCGTTGAGATAACGCACACAGACTACGGCCTTGTAGAGGTCGATTTCCGGGTGTGGGAAGTGGACGCGAACCCAGTCGATTCGAATGAAATAACGTTTCGGATGGTACAGAGCCTTGAGGGTTTGTTTGACGATAACTTCCAAACTGGTGGCGGGTCGTCTTGGACAACACCTTCATACGACCCGTTGAGTTTGGCCTATCAAAAAGTTTTCGAGCTCCCATATAATAATCAAACCGGCGAAGCCCCTGCATTCTTACTGTTAGCAGCTCGCAAGGGCGTAGAAGATGGGTTTCAATTGATTTGGTCAGGTACCGGGAGCGATTATAATGCTCAGGGCGTATATAACACATTTAGCCAACGCGGTCTTATCAACGCGACATACCCAATTACGATATCAATTGATGACGATCAACCTGGTATAGTGTTTACACCGTATAGGAACGATCCCGAATTCTTGTCTAATAGTAGAGGGAACTTTTTCGCAGCGATGAGGTTCGCCCTCCTCGGCGGAACTGAGTTGGTCGGCTTTCAAAATATAGATCCGATTAACGATACTCAATTTAGACTTACCGGTATTATAAGGGGTGTTATGAATACCCCGGTTAGTGCACATTCCAACGGTGCCGAAATTTGGTTGACGTCTTTTGGTACAAACATTTTAACTGGATTGTCGGTGAACGATTTCTACATTAAGTTGCTCCCGAAGTTTGGTGGTAACGTATTAGACCCTGGTTCAGCCACGCCTATACACGTCGTAGGAATAACGAAGGCACAAATCCCGTGGCCAGTCACCAGAATAGAGGCAGTTAAAACCGGTTCAAGTAATCTTATTTCGGT